ACAGCAAAGAAACCGGCTAAGAAAAAGAAAGCGTAACGGTGCGCAAACAGGACAAGCAGCCACCTAAAACTAAAAAGTACTTTCGTGCTACTAAAAGCGGTGCGGGCATGACTAAGGCCGGAGTAAATAAATATCGTCGTGATAATCCCGGTTCAAAATTATCCACCGCTGTAACCAAGAAACCATCGAAATTAAAAAAAGATTCGAAAGAAGCAAAGCGTAGGAAGTCTTATTGTGCCCGTAGTGCGGGACAAATGAAGAAATTTCCCGGTGCTGCTAAAGACCCTAATTCAAGATTACGTCAAGCACGAAAACGTTGGAACTGTTAAAATTCTTGATTCAACTAACAAAAACCAGTACAGTGTTTGCGAAGGAAAATAACTATGGAAGCTATCGCAGCAAAGTCAACTAAGCCTAAAGCTAAATTTAATCCTAAGTTTAGCCCGAAAATAAATGTAAGTGGTCCGCTCGTAAAAGCTGGCTTAGGTAAATTAAACCCAATAAATTTATTACTTGGTACACCCGCCATAGCTGCGGAAGTAATGTTCGGCACCACTGGTGGTGACCAAAGTCCTTTTACCGGACGTTATGCTGACGAAATGAGTCCTTTAGATGAGACCGCTACTTACAATGGTCAAACATTTAATCAACTAATAGAAGACCCAGAAATAATTGCTCAAGCAGCAGAGTACAACATGTCTCCTGCTGACCTTGCTACCTACTACCTTGAGTACGAATACTCTTATGATAAAGGACCGGCAGACCCCTCTTATTTTACTATGGATGAATTAGAAGAAAACTATGGTGACACGCCTTTCTTTAACGAGTATAAAGAGAACGTACCTTTTGGAGATACCGCAACAAGAACCATGGATAAGTATATAAGCGAACCTCTTGGTAAAGTTGTGCAAGGGGTAGGAAGTTTATTCAGTAACGGAAAGCAAAGAAAATAATTATGGCTATAGAAAAAGACATGCCCTTAAAAGAGCAAATGAAATTTGATTTAGAATCAGAAAACATTACTCCTGAAGAATTAGACATAGAACTAATGGAAAGCGATACGGAACTAGATGAAGACGGTGGCGCTACTATATCGTTTGGACCAGATGTTCCTGAAGAACAAGGTCACGCATCTAACTTAGCAGACTCTATGGACGAAGGTGACTTAGCAGAAATTGCTGACGATCTTTTAGAAGCCTATGAAGGCGACAATGAATCAAGAGCCGATTGGTCGGCAACTTATGCTGAAGGCTTAGGACTACTCGGATTAAAAAATGAAGATCGTACAGAACCGTTTCCGGGTTCATCGGGAGTAACACATCCGTTACTTGCAGAGTCAGTAACTCAGTTTCAAGCACAATCTTACAAAGAATTATTTCCTGCTGGTGGACCAGTCAAAACTCAAGTTATGGGCGCAACTAATCCACAAGTAGAAGCACAGAGCGCTCGTGTTAAAGAGTTTATGAATTATCAGATTTCCCATGTCATGGAGGAATACGAACCCGAACTTGATCAAATGCTTTTCCACCTTCCCCTGTCAGGTTCGGCGTTTCGTAAAATTTATTTTGACGACAAATTAGCGCGACCAGTATCTAAGTTTGTATCTTCAGAAGATTTAGTAGTGCCGTATGATGCTACTGATTTAATGACTTGTTTACGTATTACTCATGTTATTAAAATGTCGGCTAACGATGTGCGTAAGTATCAAGCGTCTGGTTTTTATCGTGACATAGATTTAGCTGATCCAGCAGAACCAGAATCAAGCACTGTCCAAGACACTATTGATGAAATAGATGGCAGAAAAAAAGTTTACACTAAAGATGACATTTATACTATTTTAGAAATACATACCGATCTTGATTTGCCCGGTTACGAAGATGCCAATGAGGCAGGTGAAATGTCTGGTATTAGTTTGCCGTACATTATAACTATTGAGGAAAGCTCATCAACCGTACTATCAGTAAGAAGAAACTGGAATGAAGAAGATCCACTTAAAAATAAAAAACAGTATTTTGTACATTACAAATTTCTGCCCGGCCTTGGCTTTTATGGTTTTGGCCTTATTCATATGCTCGGTGGTCTCTCAAAATCCGCCACCTCTATCTTACGACAGCTTATTGATGCCGGAACACTCGCAAACTTACCTTCAGGCTTTAAAGCCAGAGGCCTACGTATTCGTGATGACGACCAGCCACTAGTTCCCGGCGAGTTCAGAGATGTTGACGCGCCCGCGGGCGAGATAGCTAGTTCATTAGTACCGTTACCATACAAAGAACCATCTGCTACTTTATATCAACTTCTAGGTTTTGTTATTGAAAGTGGCAAGTCTTTTGCTGCAGTTGCTGACATGAAGTTAGGCGAAGGTAACGAAGTTAATCCAGTAGGCACAACTATGGCGTTACTAGAACGCGGTATGAAAGTTATGTCGGCGATTCACAAAAGAATGCACTCGGCACAAGGCAAAGAATTTAAACTACTAGCAAAACTATTTGCTACAACTTTACCACCAAGTTATCCGTATCAAATTATTGGTGCTGATCAAAATATTAAAGCCCAAGACTTCGATGCACGTATTGATGTTATCCCTGTTTCTGATCCTAATATATTTTCAATTACACAACGGGTAACTTTAGCACAACAACAATTACAATTGGCGCAAGCAGCACCGCAAATGCACAGTCTGCCTGAAGCCTACCGTAGAATGTATGAGGCGATGGGAGTACAAAACATAGAGGCATTGATGCCACCACCTCCACAGCCTCAACCCAAAGATCCGGCTTTAGAAAATGCAGAACTAAGTGTTGGTCAACCAGCGCAAGCGTTTCCACAACAAAACCATGATGCACACATTGTTGCGCACATAGCTTTATTAGGTAGTGCAGTAACTAAAAGTAATCCGCAAGTGATGACAAATATTCAGTCACACATTATGCAACACATTTCTTTAAAAGCACAAGAAGAAGTGCAGGAGCAACAACAGCAGCAACAACAACAAATGCAACAGATGCAAGCGCAAATGCAACAGATGCCTCCAGAACAACAACAAATGATGCAACAACAAATGCAACAGATGATGGCAGAAATGCAAAAAGAAGTAGCTAAAGTACAAGCGGAATTAATTACTGAATACATGGAAAACATTGACGACATGTTATCATCAACCCAAGAAGATCCATTAGTTGAGTTAAAACAAAAAGAACTTGATATACGTAGCGAAGAAAACGATCGTAAAGAACAAGAAGCTAGAGCTAAACTTGCTTTAGAAAAAGACAAGGCAGAGACTCAAGAATCAATGGACAAAGAAAAAATAGATCAACAAAACGCTGCAACCGCATTACGTGCAGCCATTGCTATAGAAAAACAAGATAAAGATTCTCAGCAAAAGACACTAGACAAAGCCGAAAAAATCACTAAGAATATAACAGACAGTTTTAGAGGTAATTAATGGCATCCGAATATATAGAAGACTCATCTGGAGAAGAACGCGAAGGTTTTAGACGTGGTGGCGGCAGTAGAGGCAGAGGACGTAGTGGCGGAGGCAGAGGTCGTGGCGGCGGTAGACGTGGTGGCGGCAGTAGAGCCAGAGGACGTAGTAGCAGAGGCAGTAGAGGTCCGGGCAGAGGTTCTGGATCAAGTCGAGGTAAAAGTAAAGCAAGTTCATCTAAAGGCAAAAGTAAAGGTAGATCTTCAGCAAGAAGCGCCTCTGTAAAAGGTGCTAGATCACGTACTAAAACAAAATCTAATGCAGCAGCGGCTTCAAACAGAGAAGCAGGCAGATTAAAGTCACAAGCATCTGCAGGCACAAAATCTCAACGTAAAAATACCAGTGGTACTAGATATTCAGGTAAATTAGCTGGTGCAATGAAAAGAGCCAATGCTCCGAAGAAAAAAGATATTTCAGCAGCGGATAAAAATAAAATAAGAAACCCTAGTAAATTTTCACCGCAAGATGTAGCAGCAGCATTAGGTAGAAAATCATTGGCTGAAGCAGCAGCAGGTAAGTTTAAATCTAGAAACGCTGCATATAAAGCTAATCAAACAGCGGTTGATGCACAAAAAGCAAGATTTAAAGGTTACTCTCCTTCTAAAAGATCTGACACTTCTGCTATAGCAGGTTATGGTGGCATTAATCCTAAGAACATGGGTTTAGGTGTACAATCTGCTTTTAATACAGCACAAAATAGAAACGAAACTACTGGCATGGGACTTTTGGATTCTGCAAGATTTCAAGTAACCAGACCAGAATTTAAAAGAGACATAAATAATTTAAAAGACCTTTATGGTAAAATACCAACTCCGGGTAACCTTGCTATGAAAGCACTTGGAATGTTTGGTAAAAAACCTACTGATGCTACTGCTCAAGTTGGTGCGCAATCTACCGGCATAGGCAGTATTTTTGATAGAATTAAAAGTGGTTTTAACCAACGTGAAATTTCTCCCAGCCGTATAGGAAGAGACCCCAATCTTCGCCGTAACGACGAAAACAAGGGCGGTGGACCTAACAATCAAATGATATCTGATATGTTACTTCGACCTACTGTTGAGCCCGGCGGCATTGGGGGTCAGTTTAAACAGCCTTCTCCTACTGTTATGCCCGGCA